GAACACCGACTTGTGGCAGTAGATCTTCACATTGTTCCGCTGGTAGGCCCACGCGGGGAGCTTGCCCATCGCCTTGGTGATCTCGGCGATCGCAACGCCGGCGCAGGTCGTCGCCGCGCCGTCGCTGATCTGGTAGGTCGCGTCGGTCAGCGCGTTGGCGAGGCCGACGATGCCGCCGTAGGTCGAGGTGCCGTCGCCGTTGAAGCCGCAGTCGTCTTCCTTCTGCGCGAAGGCATACGCGATCTCGCCGGCGATGTCGTCGGCGATGTTGATCACGGCGTCCTCGAGCAGCTCGTTCGACACGGTCGTGATCGCGGCGAGCTTCTTGGCGACGAGGGTGTTCGAGTCGAACACCTGCGTCGACTCGGTGATGGCGTTCGCCTCGCCGACGAAGTACGCGGTCAGGCCCGTGGTCCGCTTGGCGATGCGGAGCGTGTCGCTCGACATCGGGTAGACCTTCGCGTTGCGGCGGAAGACGCCGTACTGCTCGCGGAGGGTGACGAGCTCGTTCTCGAACTCGTCGGGGACGAGGAAGCCGCCCTGCGAGTTGACGCCCTCGAGGTGGGCCTTCGTGCGGAGGCCCATGCCGTTCGCGGCGCAGTACTCGGCCGACTTCTTGTGGCCCATCGCGGCGAGGCACCAGGTGCCGAAGCGCCACGCGCGGTCGTTGCTGGCGAAGTGCTTCAGCTTGCCGTAGACCTTGGCGGTCTTCCACGGCTCGGCCGAGGCCACGCGGGGCTCGGCGCCCTTGACGGCGATCTCGGCGGCGACGGCCGCGCGGACGCTCTTCTTGATCTCTTCGTTGTTCATTTCAGGCTCCTGCGGCTGTGCCGCGTCCTCCTCGACCGCGGGCGCGGCCGGCATGAGGTGGATGTCGATGGTCTCGGGGTCGATCGCCATGCCTTCGGCGTCGACGATCATGTAGCCGTCGAGGATGAGCTTCTTCTGGGCGATCATGCCCGGCTCGCCCTTGATGGCGGCGGCGCGCGCGAGCGCGTCCTTGAACTTGTCGAGGGTCATGGTCTGCATGAAGCAGCCCTCCGTGTGAAACGGACCTTCCCCTGGACCTTCCAGACGCTCTTGCAGGCACTCGCCGTAGGAACCGCCGCAGATCAGAGGTAGATCGAGCCCTTCGCGCGAGCGAGCTCGGCGCGAACGATCTCCGACAGATCAATCGGCGCGGCCTTGCGCTTGGTTGAGGGCGCGGGGATCTCGACGGTCACGACCGTGCGGCGCGGAGCCTCGACGCCGAAGAACTTCTTCGCGGCGGTCGGCGACATGACGCCCTTCTTGACCGCGGTGATGAGCGCCTCGGGGTTCGCCTGGAGCGGCGCGAGGCTGACCTCGAGCAGCTTCCAGCGCGAGAAGACGGTCCGCACGGTGTCGCCGTACTTCTTGCGGTCCACCGTGTTCGCGGGACGGACGCCGCCCTCCTCGGGGACATATCCGACCGACACGGCCGAGACGATGCCCTGCCCGACGAGCGCCGCGGCGATCTCGGGGAAGAACTCGCCGGAGTAGCCGTCCGGCCGCTTGGCGAAGACGAACTCCCCGACGATGTCGCGCTCCCGGCGCTTGATGCCGACCGACTTGCCGACAGGCTTGTCGTATTCGTGGTTCCAGAAGAGGACGGGGTTCTGCTCGAACTCCCGCGAGTTCATGCCGGCGGGGATCAGCACCTCGCCGTCTCGGTCGAGCGTCTCGGCGGTGATGACCGCGGTGAATCCCTTCGCCGTCGCGGACACCTCGGCCGCGAGCGCCTTCGTCAGCATGTCAGGCATTGCCTTCTCCGATCCTCAGTTCAAGACCCACATCGGCCTCGATCTCCCGTGCGATGTCCTCGAGCTCTCCGACGAACTTCGGCTGAAGCGAGCAGCGGCAGTTCGGGTGCAGCGGAGGGCCGTCCACATTCTCGTAGTCGAGCACCAGTTCCCCGCCATCGGCTCCGACGAGGGTCTCGCCCTTCTTGTAGAACGACTCCTCGATGCCGACCGCGTTGTCGCTGAACGACTTGGACGCGGCCTCGCAGAACTCGCAGGGGTCCGGCGCGAGGAGCCAGGTCTTGCCCTCGACCAGACCCGTCGAACGCCAAGCCTCGACCTCGGCCGCGCGCGATGCGCGCTGCGCCTCCGTGCGGGCGATCGTCAGGGCGCGCCGGCGCGTGGCCCGCTCGGCGTCACCCTTCTCGCCCGCCCAGTCCTGTACGCGCGAGGCAAGCTGCCCGATCGTCTCGCCCTCGGCGATGCCGTTCCCGAGGATCTCGCCGACGCGGACCGAGGTGTAGCGGTTCACGCCCGTCGCGGCGCGCCGCGCGAGCCTGACGCTCTCGGACTGCGCGTAAGCCTTCAGGTCGTCGCGGTTCGGCGTGAAGTTCGGGACGCTCGCCATCTTCGACACGGTCTCGATGCCGAGGCCGATGCCGTTCTCGAGCGCGGTCTGTAGGTACGGGCGCAGCGCGGTCACGATCTGCTCGTTCCACTTCGCGGAGCGGAGCAGCGTCTCGACCTTCTGGACGAGCTCGGCGGTCGGCGCGCCGGCCGCGTTGATCTCCTTGATGACGGCGGAGACCTGGCGCTCGAGCACCTTCGACACCGCGCCGCCGATCGCCTTCTCGTCCTCGGTGATGTCCTCGAACTCCTCCTCGGCGTCCCTGCGGGTGGCCTTGGTCAGGATGCCCGCTGGCGCGTCAGGATCGGCCCAGAGCGCCTTCTGCGAGATGGCCTTGCCGCGGGCGCATCCGCATTCACAGCCCCCAGAGGAACCGCTGGAGCCAGCGGCGGAACCATCGGAACATGACTTCTCCTTTGCGTCTGACTTCTTCGGGTGACCTTCGGGAAGAAGGTCATAGTCCGTCGTGTAGTCGGCGTCCTCGGGCGCGCCGTTCCTGACCAAATAGAGGAAGGCGTTCACGCGGGCAAGCGCCCATTGCTCTCGGCCGACGCCCGTTCTGTGGCTCGTCGAGAAGGCACCCGCGCCGCGGCGATAGACAGCCTTCAGCATACCGAGGTCGATCTTCTGGCCCTTCTTGTCGCCGTGCTTCTCGTTGTGCTCGTCGACCTTGGAACGGAGCGCCTCCTCGGTGGCCTCGCTGATCTCGATGCCTCCGCGCGAACCGCTCGCCGATCCCTCGGGGTTCCGCTCGCTGCCCTCGATGCGCTCGGACGGCTTGGCCGGCGGATCGCCGCCGCCGTTCTTGTCGCCGCATCCGCAGGACTTTTCTTCCTTCGGCTTGACGATGATGCGAAGGCCGAGATCCCTGTTCGGTGGTGCTTTGTCTCTGGTTTTCATAGCTGCTCCAGAACAAGGATCCCGACTTGACTCGTTCGGGCTTCGTTCTTCACGACATCTCGAGACACAATGCGGAACTTGCCGGGAGGGAGCAGAACCTCCGACTCCTCATATCTAGAGGCATCCCCGTACATTGCCACGCCGCGCTTCGCTCTGATCTTCAGGATGACGGACTTCGTGTCGTCGTCATCCGCGACTGTATCGTTCAAGGCGAACTTTTCAGCGACTCTCTTGCTTACGGTCGTCGAAACCATTCCGGAGAACTCGAGTTCTTCGACCTTTACCTTCTCGATGAAAGGGCCTTGCGAGTTTCTGACCTTCTGCTCTTGCGTGACGGCTGTCCAGAGTTGACGACCGAAGTCTGTCTCGGCATCGGCTGAGATGTCGATTCCTCTCATGACCTCGACGGGAACTCCGTCGTCCCTGAGATTCCTCGACGCGATCTCCAGGAGTTTCGCCTTCCTTTCCTCGAGGATAGGCTCTATCTCCTTGACGGCATCATAAGCCGCCGTCGGATCATCATCCTCCATTCCGCGACCGATCGCGGCGAGAGCAGCATCGATCCTCGGATCCTGTCTCCCTGCTTTGCCCGTGTCTTGGATCTGCTGCTGTCTTTCGATTTCCGCTAGCCTCTGTACAAGAGTCCCCGCCGCATCGAGCTCGGAAACCCTCGGCGCATCCGGATCGTCCTCGGAGCTTGCCACCGCGTTATCAAGAACGCTGATGGCCGTCTCTCCTCGGAGCATCCCATTCACATACGAATCTCCAAGATGCGAATAGAAGTTTGCGGTCGATGTTTCGTATCCGCCTTGAGGTCGCTTGATCGTGTCGTATGGCATCGGATCGAATGACTCGATCTCCGGATGACGCCGCATCACGCCTTCCATCATCTTGATGGCTCGTTCTTCGGCTGATCCGGTAGCCGCCTCTACTTCTTCCCAAGTAGACGGATCGTCCGGATCGTTAGTATCCGGCGAATCTGAATTATCTCCTCCTCCGCCTTCCTCATCTCCGCAGGTGTTTCCTGGCTTGAAGCCTCCCGATCCGGTGCCGCAGTCCTTGGACTCCACCTGCGCGGCGATGGTGGAGTCCTTGCGGCATCGGCAACCGCAGGACTTCGACTTCCGCTCTCGCTCGCGGTCGAACTCATCGACCTTGCGGCGAGCCCATGCCCAGCCGTCGTCGCCGCCCCATCCGTTCCACGCCTGCCATCCCTTGCCCTGCTCGTCCCATGTCGAGCCCTGCTTGTCCACTTCGTGCCGCTCGAAGTACGCGAGCATCCGGCGGATCGTGTCCTCGCTCAGCGGCTTGCGGTTCGCAAGGTCGCGCGCGCGGGCGATGCCCACCGCCGTCATGCCGCGCTCGCTCTCGGGCTTCGTCGCGCGGACCTCGAGCGCCCTTCGCGCGTTGTCCGCGACTCCCTTCGGCGGCTTCGTGTCGATGTCGGAGATCGCCTTCACGCGCGGGCCGCGCTCGGCCATTATCTCCTCGAGCGACTTTCCCTCGGCGCACATCGAGTACGCGATGGCGACGGCCTGGTCCTGGTCGTAGCCTTCCTCGATGAGCTTCGGAACCTTGTCGCTCACGCAGTCGCCAAGCGCGTCCTTCTGCTCCATTGGCACAGGCTC